TGGTACCAATTAACAACTTTAAAATAACTATGGCAAAAAAATACGGAACAACTATGCTAAGTGCGGCTGAAAAAGAGAAAAGAACTCCTAAATTCTTTAGAAATATCTTTGAAAGCCCTAGAAAAAAAGCAGAAAGATTGTCTACAGCGTCAGGTAAAGCAAATACAGCTGCATCTAAGAAGATGTATGCTGCTGAAAGTATGTTCAAAGCTAAAATGGACAGAAAAGCTGCTGATACTAGAGACACTGCTAAGACAAAAAAAGGCCCAGTTACTCCAATGACAGCTAGAGACAGAGCTAAGGTAAGAGTTGCACCTAAAGGTAGCATCAAAGACCCTAGAAAAGCTCTATCTGCAGAGACTAAAAAGTCTTATCAGAAGAGAATAGCTTACATGGAGAAAAGAAAAGCTGCTGGCAAGAACTATTCTAAGAAAAACTTAGCGGATTTAAAAGCAAAACTAAAATAAACTTGAAAAGTTCAGTATTTAATTTACCGTTCAAAGAGTTTATGGAGATTATTAATGCAAACAATGGATTCTTCTATAGTTCCAAGTCAAAAGAAAAACTTAACAGACATGCAAGAGAAATTTCTGGATGTCCTATTCGGGGAAGCAAAGGGCGATCCCAAAAGGGCGGCAGAGCTAGCAGGGTATTCAAAGCATAGTTATCCTAAAGTTGTAAGAAATTTAAAAAAAGAAATAACTGAATTAGCAGAGAACCACTTATCCACACATTCTGCTAAGGCAGCAACCAGACTCACCGATTTGCTAGACGAGGATGGCACAACTCCACACGCTAGTGTCCGTCTAGCAGCTGCCACTAACATATTGGATAGAGTGGGGATTGTAAAGAAAGATCAACTAGATATAAATATGAAAGCTGTGCATGGAATATTTATATTACCAGCTAAAGATGGAACCGATACGGATCAAGAAAAGAACTAGACAAATTCCATTTGGTTTTAAACAATCTGAAACACATCAAGATTATATAGAACCAGTTAAAACAGAATTAGAAGCTCTGGATCAAGCTAAACAATATTTAAAAACTTGTTCATACAGAGAGACTGCCCAATGGCTACACCGAAAAACAGGAAGATACATATCACATGTCGGACTTAGAAAAAGAGTTACCAGAGGTACAACCTCCGAAACCGAAGCGGAAAAGCAAACAGAAAGCCAAACGATCAGTCAAACAGATTCTAGCGACCAAACGTAAGAAAGTTGCTCAAGCAGAACAAACTTTGCGTTCAGCAAAGATAGCTGCAGAAAATACCAAAAAGAAACTGTTAACTATTAACAAAGCTCTTACTGGTAAAGAAACACAACTACTTACGGAAGATATAATCGAGAGTGCTCCCAAGACAATACAAGAGCATGTAAAATCGCAAGACGTTATCTTTAAGCCCAATGGTGGCCCACAGACAGAATTTCTTGCAGCTTCAGAAAGAGAAGTATTTTACGGAGGAGCAAGAGGTGGAGGCAAGTCTTATGCCATGCTAGTAGATCCACTTCGCTATTGCTCTAAAGCTCATCATAGAGCACTTCTAATTAGGAGGACTATGCCTGAGTTAAGAGATTTAATTAGTAAATCTCAATTACTCTACTCCAAGGCATATCCAGGAGCAAAATGGAGAGAACAAGAAAAAGAGTGGCGATTCCCATCAGGGGCAAAGATAGAGTTTGGTTACGCAGAGAACATGACAGACGTATTACGTTACCAAGGTCAATCATACACATGGATAGGAATAGACGAACTTCCACAATATCCTTCGCCAGATATATATAATTTTTTAAGATCTTCTTTAAGATCCGTTGATAAGGACATACCTGTCTATCTAAGAGCTACAGGCAACCCAGGTAACATTGGATCACAATGGGTGAAAGAAATGTTTGTAGATCCTGCAGAACCTAACTCTGCATTTGATATAAAAATAGACACACCTGTCGGGGTAAAGACCATCACTCGTAGATTTATCCCTGCTAAGTTACAAGACAATCCTTATTTGATGCAGACAGATGACTACTATGCTATGCTTGCATCTTTACCAGAAGTACAACGTAAACAATTTTTAGATGGAGATTGGGATGCCTATGAAGATTCAGCGTTTCCAGAGTTTAGTAAAACAGTACATGTGGTCGAACCCTTTGAAATACCTAAAGGCTGGTATAAGTTTCGTGCTGCTGACTGGGGTTATTCTTCTCCTGCTTGTGTGCTATGGTTTGCTGTTGATTACAATAATAATCTGTGGATCTATAGAGAGTTATATACTTCCAAAGTTACGGCAGATGTTTTCGCAAGACAAGTCTTAGATTTAGAATCAGGTGAATATATTCAATATGGTGTGCTTGACTCTAGTACATGGGCAAAGAGAGGTGATGTAGGCCCAAGTATTGCAGAGACAATGATACAACAAGGATGTCGTTGGAGACAATCAGACAGATCACCTAAAAGTAGAATTAGTGGTAAATTAGAGATTCATAAACGTTTATCAGTTAATGATAAAGAACCAGGGCTTAGAATATTTAAGAACTGTAGAAATTTAATTAGAACTTTAGGTACATTACCTACTGATAATAAAAACCCCGAAGATGTAGATACTAACGCAGAGGATCATGCATACGATGCTTTACGTTATGGATGTATGAGTAGACCAATGCATCCTAAATATGCACAAAGATTTAAACCCTTGTTTACCCCTGAGTTTAAACCAGCAGATAACAAATTCGGATATTAAATGGAATTACCTACACACAATTATTTTATATGGGGCCCTTATCTAACAAAGATGAAGGTAGAAGAAACCCTATGCGAAAAACTTTTAAATGATGGTAGAGAACTTAGAACATCTCATAGAAATCATTTAGCAGGAAAGATAGAAAAAGAATTTAGATATGATAATTTAAAATATTATCAAAAACAATTTCAACCTTATATAGATTCATGGATACATGGATGGTATAGACAGTTAGGTGCTCACGTTGCAGTTAAAGGAAAGTTAGTAAGTTTATGGATTAACTTTCAAAGACCTGGTGAACATAATCCACCACACATACATCCAGGTGCAGATTTATCTTTTGCGTTGCATTTAAATTTTCCAAAAGAATTACTAGAAGAAAAACAAGAAGCTACAGGTATTGCTCCAGGTAGAATATCATTTTTATATGGAGAAGAAAGAGCACATACAATAGCTGAAAGATCTTTTACTCCAGAAAAAAATACAATGTTTATGTTTCCTGGTAATCTAAGACATTATGTTTCATCTTTTAAATCTAATGTAGAAAGAATATCAGTTGCAGGTAATGCAAAGTTTGAACATGCGAAGTAAAAGAAAACTTCCAGATCTTAATAAAAAAGTATTTCCATATAATTTAGTATTAGCATATTGGGAAGATATTACTTCCGATTCTTCATGGGTTGATATTAATGATATAAAAAAATCTACAACTGCCGTATGTTGCACAGTTGGATGGTTAATGAAACAAGATTCTAATGTGACAATACTTATGTCAGATTTTAATTTTGAAAATGATAAAGAAGTAAAACAAGGTGGTGGACATACAACTATACCAACTAAAAACATATTAAAAATAAAAAAGTTAAAAATATAGGAGACAGCAATGGAAATGAAATTTGATCCAAAAGCTAAAGTAGCACAAGGTCAATTAAGTGATGCACCTGATGGCAAACAGCCAAACAGGGAGTCAAAGAATATTGACTTTTCTAAACATGCACCTAGAAAATATGAGTCTGAAAATTACTTAGCAGATAATGATGTGCCTAGTAAATCAGGAGCAGAGCATGTTCAAGATAGTCTATTTACAATGGCAGACGAAAAAGATTATTAATAACGGAGGATAAATCATATGATGAAAAGATACATGCACGGAGAACTTGCACCTGATGTAGCTAAAAGACCGAATGATAAACTAGCAATAGACCCTAATTCAAAAGTAACACAAGGTTCTACAGCTGGTGATGGTAATGATGCAAAAGGTAAATCAAAGTCAAAAGTAGATCCAGCAATCTTTAGAATGGCTGAAGAAAGAGATTACTAGTTTAAATGGATGAAGAAAAAAAAGATAATGGCGGCTACGAAGCTGAAGGGAATGCTTTAGTCGGACTAATCAGATCTAAGTTTCAAGAGGCTGAAACATCTAAAATCTATGATGAG